TGACTGCACCATTGCAGCAACTTTGTAAGCAATATCGCTATTGATCGGGTTGATCTGCGAGTTTTGCAGGATGCTATAAGCCTGCCCCGAACCTGTTGGAATGGTTCGATCAACAATCAGAATCGTGTTATTTCCTGCCACTGTACCCGCTGGCGTACCTGCTGTGCCGTCACCACGGGTGGTGCCATTACCAACCTTCTGAATCTGATAGAAGCTTAATCCATCAAGCGTCAGCATATCCCCGACAGCAATATTCCCAACATCTGTCCAGTTGGTGGCAGATCCGACAACCTTCGCAGTGCCGTCGGTCGTGATTGTGCCGTTGGCGTACCAGGGTGGGGCGGTGGTGAAAGCCATTAGTTACGCTCCTGCTTGGTTGGGTTGAGCGGCGCGATTGAATGGCTGCGCTGAGTTGTTCGGGTCAGTAGTGAAGTCTGACTTGCCTTTCATCCCTAACGAGTTCATAAACGATTGGTAATGCAGTTGCGCCCGATTGGCATTACCTGCATAATCACTGTCCTTCATGTAGGCACGAGCCAAAATGAAATCCAGCATTGGGTTGGCATAGATGTCATCAATACCAATAGTTTCAGTGCCAGATAGCGGCAAACCAACGCCTGCTGACGATACAACATCTACTGGCGAACTGGAATAAATTATCTCAAGAGCCTCTGTTCCGGCCGCCTGCGGGTAAACATAGAATGTTTTAGGATCACGAGGGTCGAATATGTAATGTTGAATCACACCCGTTGTAGCCGTGTGCCACCCTGGCAACTGCGCATCCAGCACTTCGCGATCCACTAAACGCACCGCGTTGCCAGCCGAAGGTGAAGCAAATAGACCCATGTTTCGCACAACATCCAGTAATCGAATGCCTGTCGCTGGAATAGTCTGTTTTGTACCAGCCGCCAATGCGATAGCTATGTTTACGGAGTTTGAATCAGGCCGTTGATTAACCACTTCACGCTGGGAATCGTTCAGATAATTAAGTAATTCCGCTTCAGGCCATCGGATTGAAGTAACATCATTGATGATCGTACTTGCCCTTCCGATAATGTCCTTCGCTATTAAAGTTCCCATGCTTCATCTCCTGATTTAAGCCAAAAAAAAGGCCGCTTCGTGAGAAGCGGCCTTTTGAATTAATTGTTATTTTTCTATGCGTATGATTTCGTTCTTAGTGGGGCACCAGACCCTCTAGCGGATCTGCCATTAGCCTTCGCTAAACTGTCTTCAAACAGCCTGTAATTAAACTGTGATTCAGCAGGGTCTCCCCAAGCTCTCAACGGCATTCTGTAGAGCCTGTGCTTTGCCCCATACTGCAACGCTTCTCCCCACTCCAGCATAACGGCATCATCAATATCAACCGTTATTGCATTTGGAATCAGTGAGTAGGAAACCGTTATCGGCTTGCCGGCATTGGCTTCCTGCGTTTGAAAAATAACTTGTGTAGTCGTTATTCCACCATTGTTTGATGTTGCGTTTATTCGTGTTCTGCGAGACTCACGCACATAGCCACTTTGTGATTGAGCTTGAGTTAATGGCTCTACAGGAAAATTGAACTGACGGACTCCAATCGTTTTGCTTACCAATGTGTCAGCAGGCAAAACGATTGTGTAATCCGTCGATCCATCAGCATTGATTGTTGAAGCCCCTGCATTGGCAAAGTTGACACGCCATGCGTTCGATCTGCGAAAAAATTCTTTTGCAGATGCAATGAGAACGGAATCAATTAAGGGGTCAATAACACCCGCTATTTCAACCCGTATCTCATCACGCAGGAGGCTTAACAGCATTGTTACAGGGAGTCTTCAGAGTCGATGACTGCCAATGCATCATCACGCTGTTCCGATGTAATCTTATATCCCAGTACGGATTCAATCACTCGTACATCAGGCTTGCCTGCCTTTGTCCATACTGATTCGTCCGTTGAATCAAGCCCTTTAATCACGCTAACGATCTGATCCTTCCGGTCTGATACTGTGGCTGCCGTCGGTACGGATGGTGGTGTACTGGACACGGCATCGACAACCCTCTCATAACAATCAGGATGATTAAGCAGTAACGGAACGATTCCATCAGGAACTTCCTTCACATCGCCTTCTCCATCCCAATGAACATGAGATCCATACAATGTGTCAATCTGCAATTCCTTTTTGCCAACATATTTAATTAAAGCCATTCGTCATCTCCTCTTAAAATTAAGCGGGCTGCGCAAACAGCCCGCTATTTTACAAACCTGATTAACGGTTCAGGTACTCGTAACTAACCTGTACGGTAATGGTTGTTGCTGTAGCGATATTCGCACCAGCCAAAGTCCCAGTAATGTACGAATCGGTAGTTACTTCAACCGGAGCATTCGCAGCATTCGCACGAATAACCCCTGCGGCAGCGATTGCTGTAGCAGCGTTGAAGTAGGCTGGTACAGCAGCGACCGAGCCATTAGCAGCTTCATAGCCGAATGTCATTGTTGTGCCTGTACCAGCAGCAGTATGAATCACTTTGAGATCGAGTAATCGTGAATACGCTGGAAGTTTCGCGAAACGAAATACATCACCAACAGCTGCGGCTGAAAGTGTGATTTGCTTTGTAGCTACTGCCACATTGCCATAATCACCAGCATGATTGATCTGATTTGCCAGACCGAGGGCATCTTGATTTGCCATTTGAATTTACCTCCTATGGTAAAATGAAAGGCACCCCCTCATTACAAGGGGGTGCTTATTGATTAACGCTGATTAAACAACGGGTGCGTACGAGTCCAGGGTGATTACACCATGATCTGTTGGGACGCCAGATGCATCCTTAAAACGAATCTTGGCCTTGCCGCCCATGAATGCAGCAACAGTCTCAATAGAGTTGCCGTGATCCACCTCAATCTCACTCCAATCCGCATTCATGCCGGATTTACCATGACGACCGTAAACTTCACCAAGCGCCTGAGCGCCCAATAAAATTGCACGATCTGTTGCCACAGCCGCAGTGTTGTTGATGATGGTGCCTGCTCCGTTGTACTCACGCACAACCGAACCTGCGTTAAACCGAACAGCACGATTCATCTTCTTGATGATAATACCATTCCAAACGCCGGGATCACCTAGAAACAACGGATGCTGGAACCCAGCCGAACGCGCATGGGCGTTAGCCAGGAATGTCCGCCAATTTTGGCCGCTTGTTTGAGTTTGTAGGTAATGCCATTGACGGCTTGTTACATACAGACAAAACAATGGATTCTCATCAGCAGCAGCATCGCCTTTCATGCGAATTGGCTGCAATGGGAACGGCATTTCGTCAATCGATGCACGCAGGCGATCAATATCATTCAGTGTCAAAAAGTCGGTTGTAGCAAGATTGGCAACACTGGTTGCTGTTCCTGCAAAGAATCGACGGTTGGCGGTTGGTGGCAATACAGGGTTGACGGCGATTTTAGCAAAATCAACATCAGTTTCGAGTGGAACAACCCAATCGGCAGCGTTGTCGTCACCGCGTGCTCCGGCAACATGAGTCAGGCACAGCTGGTCTTCCAACCGATTCATGTAACCTGCCAGATTTGCTTTAGCCAGCGAGCGCAGATTATGCACTGACCGCTGTTGCGTCATTCGACCACCGGAATCAACACCACTGCGATATTGATCAATGGAAATATCCATCGAATCAAATGTCAGCGACATCATTTTACCTGCGATCTTGGTGTCACCCATTGTGGGTTTGCCTGTGATGATATTGAACATATCAACAGACACCTTATCACCCGCTCTTTTAGTCAGATCATTGACTCGCACAAACGGCATGTCAGAAGTGGTCTGCCCTTTGAGTTTTGCCTCTGCTGACCCCTGCTTGGGCGCCTCGCCGGTTAAGTTTTTGCGGAATGACGGACGGCGTTGAGTGTCTGCAAAAATTGCAGCACCAAAAATTTTCCGAGCCAGTACACTTCCTACTGGAATATTAGTAGCAGCCATTGTTTTTCTCCTTTGTTTTTATTTGCCTTGCGGCTTTGGCTGTTTCCCCGTGTCGCTGGAGTGCGTGGCTGCTTCGTGTCGTGAAACGGACGAAAAAAAAGGCCACCCAATGGCAGCCTTTTCAAAACTTATGAGGGAAATCCCCCCTTTCGTTAAATTGTTACAAACTCTCTAGGTATGCATCCGCTTGTTCCTGCGTCATAGCTGAGAGCTTCTGTGTTAAATCACTGCCCTGCATCGCTTTTACTGATTCAATATCAGTCTGATGCGGTGCTGTTCCTGCGGGTATGTCACTCAATGAGTTAATCTTCGGATCGCCGCTCGGCAACGGTTTATCAACCTTCACCTCACCACCAAGCAATCGAACAACCTCATTGAATCGATCTTCGTAAGGTTTACCCATCCATTCCGGATCGTTACGCAACATATCATCAATAGCGGCGGCAGCTTTGAACTTCTCTGGATTGCCTTCGCGCCATTGCGACAATGAGGCATTTGCATCAATCGCCGCTTCAACTTTTTTCTGTTCAGCATCTGCAAGCGCAGCTTCTTCTGCTTCTTCATTTTTCGCCAACTGTTCGCGTAACAGTTTGTTTTCCTTTGCGATGTCCTCAAGAGTCTTCTGCTGTTTGCTCTGCTCCTCGGCCATCTTGACTACGGGGTCATTTTTTCCGTACTCGTCACGCAAGGTTTCGAGATCCAAACTGTCTTCGTCATCTTTTGACTCAGGCTCATCGGGTTCCGGCTCAGGTTCATCCTTTTGTAATTGCTGTTCCTGTAGCGTTTTAATTATCTCACGCTGCCGATCCCTTTCAGCTTCCAGTTCCGATGCTTTGGATCGCGCCTTTTCCAGTTCGGAGAATGGAATAACATGCTTGCCGTCCCGTGCCATCACCCCATCGGGCTTTTGCTCATTGTCCTTATCATCCTTATCATCCACCTCAGGCTTTGGATCAGGATTTGAATCAGACTTCGGCTCATCGCTGGACATGTCCCCAGCCTCTTCCATCAACTTTTCCAGTACCGCAGGATCATTCGGCAACTCGTCTGGATGATCGTTATAGTATTCAATTCCGTGTGTGTTCATTTTCTTTGTCTCCGTATCGCTGGATAGCGTTGTTGCATGGTTTATCGTTTACCATAAACGAAAAAAGGGGCTGTTTCGCTAGAAACAACCCCTTGGATTCTTGGATGTGAATAAATTATTGCATTGATGCCCTGATGCCAGCCGCCGCGTCATAGCCTAGCTTTTCAGCTTGAGCATCCCTCAACTCCGCCTCGGCTTCAAGTTTCGT